ACATTATTACAAGACATTATTTTAAATACCAATTCATTCGTTCAACTTCTTGTTTCAAGTCTTCTTGAAAGGAAAAGTTAAGTTGATTTTTTAATGTGTCGATTGCAGCTACAATCTGTCTTTGATTGTCAGGCTGATAAGTTTCTTTAGGGTCTGGAATATATACTGTTATTTTTGCCATTATCTTCTACCATCAGGTCTAACATCAAATCTGAATGTACCATATCTCCATGTTTCATCAAGACCATCTGTGGCTATCTTAACAGCAGCTAATCTGCCTCTAGCTCTAGTATCTACTTTAGTTGTAGAAGATGTAACAGTAAAAGGCCCTAAAGGTGAAGATGTAGCCGTAGATTGAGGATATCTATTAATAAAGATAGTTACTTGTGCATCTCCACTTAAATATTTAAAGTCTGGTAAAAATCTAGAAACACTCATAAAGTTTTGACCTTCACCATCAGTTGTAATATCAAACTCTCCTGATTGTATAAAACATGGAATAGCTGTTTGTGACCCATCTGGGTTAACTTGATTTGAACCTGTTTCGTGTTGATATAAAATAGTAGCACCATTAGATACACCATTAACTGTTGGATATGTAGGTGTTGAAGATGAATTATATTTTGTTGCAAAAGGTGCAGCGTAAACTGTTGAACCTTCCCAAGTTGTTCTATCTAATGAGCTTGTAGTCCAAACATTCTCTGCATAATTATATGTTACCGCTCTATCAATTTGTGTAGAACCATTTTTAGGATAAAACCAAGTTACTTCTGAATATAGTTCATTTATGCCAGCAAATATTATATCTCCTGAATTATAATTTAATCCTAAATCTCCAGCTCCGTTTGTTGTAAATACAAAGTCTTCTACTAAACAAGGTACTGCTTTCACGGTACCATCATAAACATAAAATCCGCCTGTGGCCCCAATCCACCACATAGCACCATTTGCATATACAGCTGCATGCTGACCAATAAGTCCTGCGTTAGATGCAACCTTACGAATACTGAATGTAAAAGGTGGTCCAACAAAGTCTAATCTATATGTTGCTGTATCTGTAAAGATCATAATATAGTCTTTACCTTTACAAGCTCCTATAATTTGTGTGCCATCATCTAATTGAAATGTACCTGCAGTATTTACGGAAGTAGGATCATATACATTATAATTTTCTTGATCTGAAAACCTGATAAACATTTTATCTTGTGTACCTGGATTACCAATAATCGTCTCTGTACCTAAATGAATTAAGTGTCTATCTCTATCAGATACAATAGACATTACTGATCTGCTTGGCATGTTGTTGTTTCTAACTGCTCTTGTAGTTAATGCATTCGATGCAGAAGGATCCCAAGTAAAAGACCTTCCGTTGTGAATGGTTGCAATTAAAACTTGACCCCAATTATCTAACGACCAATTAGCAGGATCCAAAACAACAGTAGATGAAGTTGATGCAGAGCCCCACGTTAATCTTGACCATGTGCTTGTACCCCAACCATAACCGTATGTTTGATTTAAAGGACCGATAGGCTCATATGGATGAACATCTAAAGTACCATCGTTAGTTGCCCCTGTTCCTGTTTCCGCTGTTGGCATTTGAATAGTAAAGGTAGTTGCTGAAGGTACAGTTTTGACTTCAAACAGTACATCATCAAAATCTGTAGCTGTGTAATCTGTATCAGGTGAAGTAAAAGAACCTGCGTTTGCAAAAGTTATAATATCTCCTGCTAATAAATTATGACCAGCTGATGTTGTTATGGTCACTGTTGTTGATCCGTTGGTCGTTGTTATGTTTGACCCAGTAGAGTAATTGTCTGTTTGTAAAGGTGTGATGTCATAAAATGCACCTTCATAATAAATAATTAATAACTTATCAGTGCCGATGGCAGAATACTTACGGCCATCTAAATCAGACCATACGTGTTGGTCTCTAGCTGCACCAATAATAGATGCATAACTACCTGATACTAAAGATGTCCAACCCCCTATCTTTTCAGGTTGCCCATATCTAAATCTTACAAAATCACCATCGAACCATTGACCCATAGCCTCAGATTCCGTAGCTTGTTTGTTAAATCCTGGTCTTATCTGTACTTTTGTTAATGGCATGTGGGTATTATACCATTATAGACTTATTAAATATAGATTACTATATTGTGTTAAAACTAAGCACTATTCTTTCTTGTGATTTATTAATTTCTCTATTGGAACTATGCTCTAACCAACCTGGAAATAAAATTAAATCACCGTTTTCAGGTTTTATATAAAAATAGCTAGTATTATTATATGTAGATTTAATTGAGCGAATAACTTTTATAAAAGGATTAGGGTTATGAAAAAATATTTTACTGCTTTTATCATCTACCTGTAGATAAAGAGCTCCTGATATAGGACTTGGTGAATGATTGTGTTCAAGTAATTCACTATTTGGTTTTTGAATATTAACCCAAGATCTCTCTATTGAACAATCTTCTATACCTAAATCCATAGCATATTCTGATATTGCTAAATTTAATTTTTTTTCTAAAAAAGTATCTTTAAAAAAATTATTATTCTTTTGTAATGTGTAAGATGAGATAGCTTCACCTAAAAAAGATCCGTGAGTATTTAAATTTAAATTATTTACTAAATTTAAAATTTCATTTATTTCATTAACATCAATAAATTTTTTTGTATGTTTTATTAATATTGGAAATAAATTTATGTTATTCTTGTCCATTATCTTTAATATAAATTAATCATCCCAATCTTTTTTTTCAGAAAAGTTAAAAACAATTGCATATTTAGGATCATTGCTAAGATTTTCTTTAGTCCCATGTTTTAAAATAGGTGAAAAAAATAAAAAAGTACCTTCTTGTGGTGTGATCGATATATTTAAATCATAAAAATCTATAGGTAAATCAGTTGAATTTAAATATAAAATTCCTGAATAACAAAATTCGTAATGATTGTGTGGAATCGTTTTGTCTCCTTTTTCAACTTTTATACCCCACGCATTATACAATACTGTTGATTTTAGTTGTGGACAATTTGATTTAATTTCGGAAAAAAATTGATCTAGTATTTTAAAGAAATTTTTATTTTCCTTAAAATAAAGCCAATCAGTCATTTTACCTTTTAGATTAGTTTTATAATTTAAATTTGAAGTTTTAATTCCTTCTTCTATTTGTGATATTAAAGTATTTTTATATTCAGATATATTTTGTTTTGTTTCTATAAAAAAAACAGGAACTTCAATATTAGTTTGATAAATTTTTTTAATCACCTTTTTAAAAACTTATAATTATTTCACCTGTCCCCACAGCACTCTATTATCTTTAAAAAAAGACGTATACTTTCCGTTTTTATTTACATAGTGTAAAAAAAATTGAGAATGCCAATCGCCTTGAAATGCTTCTCTCCAATGTTCTACTTCACAACCCAAATAAACTGCAGCATCTCCTGGTTCTAAATTTAATTCTGTTCCATCCATAAATATTGGCCATTTTTCTCCTGATGAGTCTACCATTACAGTAACTGATATTTCGCAAGATGGTCTATCTTTATGTTTTTCTAAAGTAGCTAAATAAGTATAAAGCCTTGAATAAGAATAAGTTGGTAATAATTCTAATTGTGTAACCTCTTCCATTTTTTTACGTTTACTTAATAAAAAAGATTCTGTTAATGGATCGGCATACCAATAACTATCACACGTGCTGGATTGCATTTGTTTTTCATCAAATTGATCAATGTTTAGCCTATGTCTTATTATAAAATAATTTTTAGCTGTCTCAACTTCTTCTAAAGTTAGAAAATTTTTAATTATTTTATATTTAAAATCTTTTCCTATTATGCCCATGCTACTATTGAGTATCTTATACCTTCAGTTACTGGTTCAACTGAATGTGGAAACATAAAATTACTTGGCCAAACTAAAAGCATTCCAGGTGTTGGTTTGATAACTTTTTCTTCCTCATTAAAAAATTTAAATTTTATATCTCCACCTTTGTAATCATTATTTAAAAAAAGAATACTGCTTAATGTTCTAAGATGAGTAGGTGAAGCATCAACATGAAAAGTATAATAATTATCCTCTTCATATTTAAGTATATCTAATTGGTTTAAAAAATTTATTTTTAAGTATTGTAGACAATTAAAATTGTTTAGGTATTCATTCATAGCATTTACAATTTTAAAACCTAAAAAATTATTCCAATGAACGTCTGTTAGAGATTGGCTTGAAACAAGTAAAGAGTGTAATTTTACTTTTCTTATTTTTTCGTCTACCTTAGAATGTCCAATAGCAGCTTTTTTAAATTCTAAAGAATTAGAATACTTTATTAAAGTGGATATACAGTTTAAATTAATAATATTAGGAAATACTTTAATGTATTCAGATAAAAACATTAAAGTTCTTATAAAGAATTTTATCTAACTTGTAAAGGGTGAAGATAACTTAAATTTAATTGAAAAAAATGATTTTGTAAATTACTAAAAGGATAGTTTAAAGAAGAGGTATCAAAGTTGTTTAAGGTATTTTGATAAGAAATTAATTCATCATTATAAACACCTTCAGTATGTCCTATTTTTTCTTTTACATCTTTTTTTAATTTTTCTATATATAAATCAATTTCCTCTTTATTACTATAAATATGATTATCGTGATTTTTATAAGTTACATTTAAAGAATCATCGATTAAATCTACTTGTTTTGTATTATTTTTTAACAAATCAAAATTAGTTTGTGATATTTCAATAACATACCCACATATACCTGCCATATATGTTTCATACATAGTAGGAATTTGTTTTTTTAATTGTTCTAAATCTTTTGATATAAAACTTAATTTTTTTTCTTTATTAGTTACAATGTATGCCATAAAAATTAATTAAGGTAAAAGTTCGTAAACAATTATTCCACCTGTACCACCTCCTTGATCTACTTGTCCACCTAATCCCATTTTAAACCCCCCTTGTTGTCCATTATTTCCAAAGTTATTTGCTTTTTGTCCTCCTCCATGAAAAGCTAAAATTGATCTAACAGAATTTACTGCACTAAGTCCTGAAAGAAGATTAACAGTACCTGTTCCCGATACACTTCCTTGAGAACCAACACTTGGTGCAGGTGGTTCCACTGCACCGCCTCCATTTGCTGTTATTAGTGGTGCGGGTGCGGGACCAAAACGTGAGGCATTACCTGCAGTTCCTCCTGGAGCTCCACCATCAACTGCGGTAGCAGCAACCATAGCTTGAGAGTAAGGATGAGTAATACTTGTTTTGTAATAACCAAATCCTCCAGGCCCTGCAGTACCATTAAATCCCTGAGAAGAATTTCCACCTCCGCCTCCTCCTCCAAGTGCATAAACTAAAATTCCAGTTGCGGCAGGGTTTGCTGTATAAGTTACTGCAGTATTATTAAGTGATGTACCTGTTTTATAAACATAATTTCCTCCGCCTGCTGTTCCTGAAGAAGCAGCCGTAAGTCTTCCATCAGCATCTACTGTAATTGATGCTAGTGTGTATGATCCTGCTGTAACACCTGTTGAAATTAATTGATCAGCACCAACAGAGTTTGTTGCTAATTTAGCAGCTGTAATAGTTGAGTTTGCAATTTTATCTGCAGTAACTTGTAGTGCAGAAATTTTTGCAGTTGTGATTGCGTTATCTGCAATCTTAGCAGTAGTAACTTGGTTTGCAGAAATAGCTGCAGATAAAACTGCATTGTTAGCAATTTGAGCAGAACCAATTGTTCCACCTAAAGTATCTAATGCGATTTCATTTAAGTTTGTACCATCAGAATAAGCGGCTACAATTTTAGCTTCACCTGCTGTAAATCCTGTACCACTTGCAGTTTTAATTGTTAAGTTTGTAACTCCTGTAACTGCAGTTAAATCAAAAATATAAAATTTTTCTACTGAATCTGGAATTGTAACTGTTGTTGCACCTGTTAAAGTAATTGATGCAATTTTAATTACCATGTTTCGTGCATTTGATAATGCAGCGTTTGACATTACTAAAGCAGTTGTAGCTGAGTCTGTAATCGTTACAGCTTCGTAACCTGCGATAGCTTGTTGAATTAAATCTAAGTTGCTATTTGTTTTCGATCCCCATGTACCAGCGTTTTCGCCAGTAGCCATTAGTTCTAAA